GGCATCAATCAGCGGAATTAAAGAAGATATGATATTTTATTTTAACAAGAATGATGATATGAGAGGGGTAAAAATATGAATTATGAACAAGTCTTAAAAATATTAAATACAGATCCTGTTATAAAAAAAATTGTTCAGCACAAAGTTAAATTTAAAAGAAAATATGGTCATTTGCCTTCTGTTCAGGAATGGGAAAATTATAAACAAAAAAATAATTTAACAAACTTAAAATATCCAACCGAAGTCACTCAACGCGATGCAGATTTTAATGAACGTGGGAAAAGAGACGGTATTTATAAAATTAAAGTTGGTAAACATAAGGGATGTTGTTATTCACATCCACCTGTCAAAGTTCAATTTAAAAATAGTGAAGGAAAATTAAAAACTAAATTTATATTAAGAGAAGAATATAAAAAAAATAAAGAAGATTATATTTTGGTTGATGAGGAACCAGTTGAAGAAAAAGATCCTTTTGACGATGTTCCATTCTAGGAGGAGAAATGTATTATTTAAAAAAACGATTAGAGGTAGCTGGAGCCCATTGTCTAGCACATTTGAATTATGATAGTAAGTGCAAAAATTTGCACGGTCATAATTGGATTATTACTGTATATTGTCGTAGTGAATCCCTTGATCAAAATGGCATGATTATTGATTTCACCAAAATCAAAAGTATAGTTAATCAATTAGATCATGCTATAATTAATGATTTTGTTGATGAACCTACTGCAGAAAATATCGCTAAATATTTATGCGATTCGATTCCATATTGTTATAAAATAGAGGTCCAAGAAAGTGAAAATAATTTGGTGATTTATGAAGCATCCGATTAATGAAATATTTTATTCTATTCAAGGGGAAGGTTATTGGACTGGTATTCCAGCTGTATTTATTAGGTTCGCTGGTTGCAATTTAAGATGCTCATTTTGTGATACAGATTTTTCTTTAAATTACAAATTAGATTCAAAAAATATTCTTAATAGAATAAAAAAATATCCATCGGATGATATTGTTATTACAGGTGGGGAACCTAGTTTACATGATATCAATAATTTAATTGACGCTTTACATCATGAAAACAAATTTGTGCAAGTTGAGACAAATGGTTATAATTATCAAAATATTAGAAATGCTGATTGGATTACATTTTCACCAAAAGATAATGATTTAAAAATTATACATTATGCGGATGAATTAAAAATAATTTATACAGGTCAAGATTTAACTTTTTGGGAGGGGAATTTATATTCTCATAATTATTTACAACCGTGTGAAATGCATGGTAAAATGAATATTAAACAGACAATTAATTATATTAAAAAAAATCCTACATGGAGGTTATCCTTACAATGTCAGAAATTGATAAAAATAAAATGATACCACAATATCTTGAGGATTTAGTTTTGACTATTAGAAAGATTATTTATTTTGTGGGGGATGATGCCCAAAGAGAAGGATTAAAAGATACGCCAATTCGAATGATTAGATCATGGCAAAAATTGTTCGAAGGATATGACCGAGATCCTAAAGAATTATTAAAAGTTTTCGATAAGGAGACTTATGATGAAATGGTAATTTTAAAAGATGTTGAATTTTATTCAACATGTGAGCATCATTTTTTGCCATTTTATGGAAAAGCACATATTGCTTATATACCTAAAAAAAAGGTGATAGGTGTATCAAAATTAGCACGGTTATTAGAAATTTATTCGAGACGATTACAGATTCAAGAACGTATAGCAGAACAAGTAACATCTTTTTTGATGAAGGAATTAAAATGTCATGGTGCCGCTTGTATTTTAGAGGGCATTCATTTTTGCATGACATCTCGCGGGATTCAAAAACAAAACAGTAAAATGATTACAAGTAGTTTAAAAGGTGTTTTTAAAAATCAAAAACCTAGAGAAGAGTTTATTAATTTAATTAGAAAGGGGACATTATGAAAATAGTTATAATTTTAAGTGGAGGGATGGATAGCGGAGTATTATTATCAGAACTTTTTTTAAGGACTAATATAAGTGCGATTTATGCTTTAACTTTTGATTATGGGAGTCGTCACAATAAAAGAGAAATTGCATATGCTAGGAAATTAGCTTATGGATATTGTGCAGATCATAAAATTATAAAATTAGATTTTATAAAAAAATATTTTAAATCATCTTTATTAGGAGATATGAGAGATATTCCAGAAGGCCATTATGCAAGTGAAAATATGAAATCAACAGTAGTCCCTTTTAGAAATGGTATTATGCTTAGTATTGCATGCGGGTATGCTGAAAGTATTAATGCCGAAGAATTATATATAGCGAATCATGCAGGTGATCATTTTATATATCCAGATTGCAGGCCTGCATTTATTGGACATTTAAAAGAGGCTATGCATCACGGGACATTTAATAATATAAGATTAAAAAGTCCCTATTGCCATATAACCAAAAGGGATATAGCATTAATTGGCAAAAAATTAAAATTTGATTTTAAAAATACTTGGTCATGCTATAAAGGTTCAAATAAGCATTGTGGAAAATGTGGAACATGTGTGGAGAGAAAAGAAGCCTTAGAAGGATTTGACCCAACGGAGTATATAAAATGATTTTATATTTTGCAGGAATATCACCGATTGATTATTCAATTGTTTATGCTTGCGGTGTTAAGAATATATTAAGATCTTTTTTTGATTTAAAAAATAATATTGAATATGTCAAAAAAATGAAATCTAAGTTTAATCTGTTTATTGATAGTGGGGCATTTACTGCTTTTACTTCTAATATTGAAATAAATATTGATGATTATATAAAATTTATAAAAGAGATTAATATTGATATATATGCTAGTTTGGATGTAATAAGAAATGCACAAAAATCATATAAAAATTTTATTTATATGAGATCAAAAAATTTAAATCCAATACCGACTTTTCATTTTGGCAGTAAAATAGAATGGCTTTATGAGTTGTTATATGATTATAAATATATTGCACTAGGAGGAATGGCAACTCCAGATATCTCAAACAAAGATATACGGTTATGGCTTGATAGAATTTTTAAAATTATTTATGAAAAAAATAATAAATTGAAAGTTCATGGGTTTGGATGTTCTTCTGAATTTTTGATGGAATGTTATCCTTGGCATAGCGTGGATAGTACATCTTGGCTTGGATGCATTAAATTTGGGAATATGCCAGATGGAAGACAATTTGCAGATATAATTAAAAAATATAATATTCAAGATGCACCTAAGCTTATACAAAGACAAATTCTTTTAATGGAATCAATTAGATATTTTTTAAGTCTAGAAGATCGTATTAATAAAAAACATAAAGATTCGAATTTTGAAAGATTAAATCAGGAGTATTTATTTTAATGAAATCAAAAAAAAGGGATAAAAAAGGATTAGCATTAAGGAGAAAGAAAATGAAAATTAAATTAAAAAAACCTATCCAGGTACAAAAACCAAAAAAGAAGTGGAAAATATTTCTATTGATATTTCTTATTGGATTGACAGCTTTTAGTTTATTTCACACATGGAAGCTGGCAACAGAGTGGAAAGTTGAAAAAGAAAGACAAGTCAAAATAGCTTTTGTAAGTCAGTACATACCGCGACATCACGCAGAATATGTTGTAAAATATTCAGCTATGTATCATGTTGATTTACTTGATAGTTTGACAATACTGCTCAACGAAAGTTCAGGAAGACAAAAAGCAAGAAGCAAACACAATAGTGATGGAACTTATGATTATGGCTATTATCAAATTAATTCAGGAAATTGGAAATATATTAGATTTGTTTTAAGTCTTGATAAAGAACTTTCAAAGCAAATTGATTCAAAATCCGTATATGGTGCAGAGTTTAACATTTGGGCTGGTAACTTGTGGATTTCCTGGATGATTGATTATTTTTATGCAGATCAAACTTGCTTACCAGATGATACTATTCATTTTGCAGTACAAACGTATAATGTGGGATGGGGAGCATTTAGGAATGGAACTTCAATGAAAAGTGCATCAAGATATTTAAAAAAGTTTTTAGTGCATAGAAGACATTTAAAAATAAAATGGGAAGAATTTGAAGAGAAATTTTAATATGAAAAATGAATATCGAAAGTATAGAGTATATATGCACTGCAAAAAATGTGGCTTTGAGTATAGTGGACGTGTCATGGAGGTGGAGTTCAAAATAAAAGATTTAAAACAACTTTGTCCGAAGTGTAAAAAAATTATGAAATTGGAGGTATTGAATGAGTCAAGTATTTAAACGTATAGCTTTACATGATTGGTGTACGATTTATGAAAAGGATGTGACTGCCGTTTTATGTTTAAGATGCTGGACTAAGAATTATAAGAAGTTGAAAAAGCAATGGAAAAATCGAGATATTTGTAAAAAGGAGAATAGAAGATTAAGAAAGGCGATATGAAAAATTTTGATTTTGTAACTGACGAGATGGCTAAAATAGGATATGAAACTATGTATAAAGATGAATGGGATGATTTAAAAGATGATCAAATCGAAAAAATAATGTGGAAAGCTGTGGCTGTGAATATGATTTCTAAAATGTGGGAATTGTATGAAAGGTTCAAGGTGGGTAATGAATAAATTTTGGAAATGGATGGAATTAAATAGTTATGGTTTTTATAGTAAAATTTCAAAAGGAGTTATGTTTTATATTTATGATGGGAGAATGGCTGTTAAATTTAATAAACAACAAATGTTAGGATACATGATACAGTTTTTACATGAAAAAGATGATATGTATGAGACTTATAAATTTCAAATAGGTTGTTTTAAAAGTATAGATTCATTATATAAGTTTTTAGAAAAAAAGATTAAGGAGATGAGGTGAAAAAAACAGTTGGCGAAAGTACCCTAAATAAATGGTGGAGAATAACTGTTCTTGCTATATGGGGGAATAAATGCCCCTTCACTGGAAACATTAATACAAGTGAGATAGAAGCACATCATATTATAAAAAGAAATCGAACTTTCCTAAAATGGGATTGGAGAAATGGTTTCCCTGTATCTATCTCAACAGACCCTAGATTTTTAATTAAAGGAATGACAGCTCATCAATATGTAGCTACACTGGAAGGAATAGACAGATTAAGATTATTAATAGGTTCTGATATATGGGATTATCTATACCGAAACGAATCAATAAAAATAAAGGATTTTTTAGTGAAAAATGGTTTATCAAGAAATGAGTTTAAAAAAATGAAACTTATAGAACTTAAACAAAAATATAAGGAAGTAAGATGATTGAATTTTTAATTAGATTGGTTTTGATTATTTTTGTGCTTATAATATTATCATTAATTTTTGGTGAACACGCTAATTAAGAGGTAATATGAAAAAAGTATTTTGTAAAGATTGTAAATGGTTAGTTAATTTTATTAGATGTGTCCACATTTCAAACAGATCTTATAACTGGTATGGGAGTAATTTACCAAAACAATCCCCTTCCGAAATTAATGCCAATAATGACTGTGGAAATTTTGAGATAGGCGAATTATCTGATCAAGAAATTAAAAAAATTGATAATCACGAGATTTTATTCGAATAAGAGGAAATTATATGAAGTGGTTTAGAAGACACCATGCGAAATTAGAGTATGCCGTATGTACGCTATGTTGTGCTAAGTTTTTGTTAAAGGAATGTGAGAAATTAAAACAATGCCCAGTCTGTAAACATACAGGTGAAAAAACGCAGGAAGAAAAAGATAGTCTCAAAAGAATTGGTAGTTAAAAAGGATGATATTATGTGGCAAGTGCTAATTAACGATCCAGTAGAAAATTATAGTTTTATTAATGTTCAGTTGAAGGACAAAAAGAACACATCTAAAAACATGTTATGTGATATCATGTATAGGATATGGTTAAAAAAACAAACACTAGAAGATCGGTTTTTTATTGTACTTCTTGAAAATAAATATAATCGATTCCAAATATGTGAGATATTAGATTTTAGTGTATATCAGTTTTATAAGACAAGGAATAGATTAAAAAAGAGTTTAAGAGAATGGTTCTATAGTTAATAAATATAAACAAGTGATTTTGATTTTAAAAAAAGTTGTTATATAATTGCTTACAATACAATAAATTATAAGTTTGAAGAAAAAAAAATCAAAACAGACCCCCGGTTTTGGGGCATATAGTATATAATAAATTATTTTTTAAAACACGGTAAAAACAAGGTATGGCAAGATCATCAACAAGTTGGAAACCTGGACAAACTGGAAATCCAAATGGAACACCTAAAAAAGATTGCAGTATTACTAGCTTAATGAAGCAATATTTAAATCATGTGGATCCAGATAAAAAGAAAACTTACAAGCAAATATTTATTGAAAAGGTTTTAGAGTTAGTTCAAAAAGGTGATTCTACAGCAATTAGATTATTATGGAATTATATGGATGGTATGCCTTTACAAAGCGTTAAAGTTGAAAAAGGTGCTAATCCAATTCTTAAAGCAATTGATGAAATTAAAAATAATAATAATACTAATATTTCTAATGACTCAGACGACTGATATTTTTAGTGCAAAACAACGTGCTTTCTATGATGAACCTTTGAAAGACTTCAATATGCTTTCAGGAGTTACAGGTTCTGGAAAATCATTTTGTGCTAATCTCAAGTTTTATAAATACATATGTGAACAAGTACCAGAAGGATCTGTATTGTTATTATCTGGGAATACTGAGGAAAGTCTTTATGATAATATTATATTGCCTTTACTTGATATTGACAGAAATATTGATTGGTTAGAGTATACAGGGGTTGCCGCAAAAAAAAGATTAATTATAAGACATAAGGATATACAGATTGTTTGCACAGGAGCCAATAATGAGAAATCGCAAGATAGAATTCACGGTAAAAATGTTTATATGTGGTATGCGGATGAAGTAGTTAAACAACCTAAGTCTTTTGTTGATATGGCATTATCAAGATGTCGTTATGTTGAAAAAGGTAGAATGAGGGTAGCACCTGTTATATGGACAATGAATCCAGATTCACCTAGTCATTATATTAAAACAAGTTATATAGACAATGCACATAAGATTGGTGGTATAAATTGGTTTTTTGGTTTTTATGATAATCCACATATGAACGCTGAATTTATTGAAAAGCAAAAATTAAGATATGGAGGTGTATTTTATGAAAGGATGATATTAGGGAAATGGATTTTGGCTGAAGGGAATATTTATAATGAATTTGATCGATCAACACACATTATTGACATAATCCCATATAACCAGATACAAGAGTGGATTATCGGTGTTGACTGGGGATATGAAAACCCGCTAGCTATTTTATTAATTGGCATTGATTCTGATGACACATATTATATCGTGGATGAAATATATGTTCAACATCAATTAATCGATGATAGTATTTTGGATGTGATGGCTAATTGGAATGTGTATAATATTACTTCCGGTTATGGTGATAGAAGCCGACCTGAATATATTGTGCAATTACAAAACATAATACAAAAGGTTCATAAAAATTTTCAAATGTATCCAGGTGAAAATGATGTCCAGGAAGGTATCCAGGAAGTAATGCGTAGACTTAAAAAAAGAAATAATGGACGATGTGGATTATATATAAATAAGAGATGTGTTAATACAATTCGGGAAACCGAAAATTATAGATGGAAATTAAATAAAGAAGGTATCGGTAAAGATGAGCCTATTAAAGAGAATGACCATTGCCCCGATGCTTATAGATATCCAATATATTCAAGGAGAAATAAATTTGATTTTGGGGAAGAAAGATTGCAATCGAAATTAAGGGAAAAAATATGAGAATGAAAGTTAAAAAAACAAATATGAAAAAAAGTATCCAACAGTTATTTAAACCATTAATAAATATAAGTCGATCTCAAGATAAAGATTATCTAACTAGGAACTTGCCAGAAGCGGCAGGATTAGAACATGAATATATGAATCCAGATGCTATGCTGGATAAAAAGGGCAAGGATTTAACATTTTATGATATCATGCTTTTAGACGATGTTATTAAATCCACAATTGATTTAAAAAAGAAAATGGCATTGAATGTGTCTCATAGTGTGAGGCCAGCTAGTAAAGAACAAAAAGATATTGATATAGCTGAAGCAGTTCAAAAGAATTTTGATAATATGGATATATCATTTAATGACCAATTGGACAATTTATTAGATGCTATGGCATATGGTTTCAAAGTTGGAGAAATTATATGGAATACAGAATTAGTGAATGGTTTATGGACTTGGAAATATGTAAAATTTATGCATTCAATATTCTTCGATTTTCATTATGATGAATTCAATAACATGGATAAAGTCGCTATAGGCAGGAATTATGGTAGTAGTACCGAAGTACCACGAGATGAATTTGAGCAGAAATTTATATACATGGTTTATCCGTATTTAAAAGATGGCAATTGGTATGGTGATTCTGATTTAAAGGAATTATATGTTGAATGGTGGCAGAAGTTTAATATTATAAGATGGCGTGGTATTTATCTACAAAATTTTGGTATGCCTGTTCCTATAGTAACATATGATTCTAGTAAAATTAGTGCCACTGAAAAATCAGATATTGACGATATGTTAGATAGTTGGCAAGATTTAATGCAAGTAAAAATTCCAGGCACTCGTGATCCTGTGAGTGGGGAATTAAGACCTAAGTTTGATATACAGTGGCGGGATATTGGAACAGATAAAGGTGCTATGCAATTCAATGAAACAATTGAAATGATCAATAAAGAAATAAGGCGTAAATTATTGGTACCTGACAAATTAGGTTTTAGTGCTGATACAACAGGTTCTTTTTCACAAAGTAAAGTATTTTTTGATATGTTTTTATTAATTATTAGGGATTTACACACTCGATTGGAAGCGATTATAAATGACAAAGTAAAACAGTTTGTTGATTTTAATTTTCAAGTTCAAGAATATCCTGTATGGGAATTTGATGAAATCGATGAGACTATAGAGATTGAGATGTTAAGATTATTAATTGAAAAAGGTGTAATTGACAAGCGCGAAAAATGGATTAGAGCTCATGTCGGTATACCAGATATTACAGATAAGGAAATGGAAGAGATTGAAAAAGCAAGGGAAGAAGATCGTAAAAATCAACCACCTGCATTTCCAGGATTCCCACAAAGACAATTTAATAAAAAACAATTTAAGAATCAACCAATTGATTTTAAAAAGATTGAGGAACAATATGACACACATGAGAACGATTTTTTAAAAGATTATAATGCTATCATGGAAAAGGAAGAGGAAAAACTTCTGAACACGATTGAGCGTAAAAAGATTATTGAAAATAAAGATTATAAAGCAATGAAGAAATTAAGAATTAGTAAAACTGAACTGAAAAGATTAATCAGTGAGTTTTATGCTCAAATGTATTTGGAAGGCAAGACAGATGCCATTGAAGAAATACAAGATAATCCTGTTAGTGAAAATATTGAGTTTAAATCATATGTCCCTGTAAAATTTCAACAGGAGGAATGGTTAGACAGAGCTTGGATAGATAGGTTTTTAAAGAAATATGGTGAGCTTGGGATATTGACTTCAGCGGATAAAGAATATTTAACCACTTTGAGGGATCGTGCTTTTTTTATTACAGGTGAGACAGAGAATAGAGTTTTAAGGACAGCATATCACACGCTTGATGAAGGTATTAGAACAGGTGCTATCCCAAAACAAACTATTGCTAAATTGAGAGAAGTATTATCAGAGGATCGTGAAAAATATGCTTTAACTATAGCAAGGACAAATTCTAGTGATGCATATAATACTGGTCGTATGAATGAATTTACATCGGATGCAGTCATTCCATATATGGAAGCATTCCAATATAGTGCTATTATTGATATAGCGACAACACCTTTTTGCAGAGAACATGATGGACAAATTATTTCAGTGAATGACCCTAATTTAGCGACAGTTAATCCCCCTAATCATTTTAATTGCCGCTCATTATTTATTTCTATCATGGTAGGTCAAGATGAAGTTGAAGGGGATTTTTATGAAGGGTATAAAGATAAACCTAGTCA